GCAATGCGCTTGCCTAATGATGGCAACAGCTTGGTGGCCTGGGCAACCAACAACAATGGCGCCGGCCTAACTACTGAAGATGGAAACAACGCCACAAGCAACTATGCTGGCGCCTTCTATCCAAGTTGCCAGACTACAGACTTGAGTGGCAATACTGTAGTACAACCTCCAAGCCATATGATGGTTCGCACAATCTTGCGCAGTGACGCAGTAAGTTATCCATGGTTTGCACCAGCAGGTACACGTCGTGGTGTTGTTGACAACGCTACTTCTATTGGTTACATTGATGCAGCTACAGGTGAGTTCCAACAAATTGGTGTAAGCCAAGCTGTTCGCGATATCTTGTACGAGCGCAACATTAATCCAATTACGTTTATCCCAGGTGTTGGTATTACCAACTTTGGTAACAAGACCACAACAGTAACAACCACAGCATTGGATCGTATCAACGTTGCACGTTTAGTTGCGTTCTTGCGTGGCCGCCTGGAAGAAATTGGTAAGTTGTACTTGTTTGAGCCTAACGATGTTCTTACACGTAACGAAGTTACTAGTACAGTTAACAGCTTGATGATTGACTTGGTGTCTAAGCGAGCAATTTACGACTACTTGGTGGTTTGTGATGACAGTAACAACACTCCAGCACGTATTGACAGAAACGAGTTGTGGGTTGATATTGCTATTGAGCCAGTGAAGGCTGTGGAATTTATCTATATTCCATTGCGCATCAAGAACACTGGTGAGATTTCTGGTGCAGCAGCCTAATAGAAAGGGGGCTGATTTTTCGGCCCCCAATCCAGGTAAATAAACATATAGGAGATATCTAAAATGGCAGTTTCATCATTAACGAAAATGAGCGTACCGGTCGACGCTAACCCGGGAAATCAAGGCTTATTGATGCCAAAGCTGAAGTATCGCTTCAGAGTAACAATGTTAGGTTTTGGCACAGATACTGGATCAGTAGTGGAATTAACAAAGCAAGTGGTTAGTGTTGCAAGACCTAATTTGACTTTTGAAGAAATCACATTGCCTATTTACAACAGTACAATCAAGTTGGCTGGTCGTCACACCTGGGCAGATATTGCTTGCTCAATTCGTGATGACGCTAGTGGCGAAGTTGGTAAACTGGTTGGTCAGCAATTCCAAAAGCAATTGGACTTCTTGGAGCAAGCTAGTGCAGCGGCAGGTATTGATTATAAATTTACAACAGTTATCGAAGTACTTGACGGCGGCAATGGTGCAGTGGTACCAAACATTCTTGAACAATGGCAATTGTATGGTTGCTATCTCAAGGGTGCTGATTACGGTGAATTGAACTACGGCACCAACGAAGCAGTTACAATTAACTTGACTATTGCTTATGACAATGCAATGCAAATGGAAGGCGAGCAAGTTCCTAACCAAGGTCCTACAAATGCTATTGGTGGCGCTATTGCGCAAGCTATTGGCACCAACAGAACTACTGGTGCAGCTACTGGCGCAAGTACCCAAGCCTAAGGTGGCATAATATGCCAACATTTGGTCAAGAACTCTGGAAAGGGTTCACTAGTGTGGAGAGCTTGCGTGACGCACAACACGCAAGCCGTACATTTACTACAAATTCATTTGAACTTAAACCAAAATTTAAGTTCCTTTTTCACGTTAGCTTCACGCTTAATTACAAACAAATACCACAATTGGCTGCGTCAATGGGTGTGGATGATATATCAAATATCAGTCTCTTGGTTAAAACTGTTGATCTCCCTAAGTATTCCATTGAAACTGAAACACTAAATCAGTATAACCGTAAAAGAGTTGTGCAGACCAAGATCAACTATGATCCTGTGTCAATCACATTCCATGACGACTCTGGCGATTTAATTCGCAACATGTGGTACAATTATTTTTCTTACTACTACAAAGACCCAAGCCAGGATTATCTAGCAGCCAACAGTCAGAACGGTAGCATGGGCGCAAATGCCAATAGTCCAGCTGGTTTTGGATATAATGCTAGAGATATCTATTCTGATGAAAGACAAGGTAATGTAAATGACTGGGGCTTTATTGGTGAAAGTTTTAAAGACGTTAACACTGCTGCCTTATCAACGTCAGGCAAGCCACCATTTTTCCGTGACATACGAATCTATGGCCTAGACCAACACAAGTCTTCGGTATATGTACTAATTAATCCTATCATTACTAGCTTTGCTCATGACCAGTACAACTACAGTGAAGGTGGTGGTACAATGACCAATACCATGCAAGTAAGTTATGAAACAGTCAAGTATTATGCTGGCGCTATTGGTAAATCTAGACCAGACGTCAACGTGATTGGCTTTGCTGATCCAGCACACTATGATACCACTTCTAGTCCTATTTCTCGCCCAGGTGCAAATGCAACAGTGTTTGGTCAAGGCGGATTACTAGACGCAGGAGGTGGCATCTTGGAAGATTTACAAAGTGGTGGGTTGTTAGGTGTTCTAGGTGCGGCACAAAAAGCTGGCACAGCATACAACACATTTAAAGGCAAAAGTATCAAGAGTATTGCTGCTAGTGAAGCAACAACGCTGGGACAAAAAGCAATCATTGGTTCTATACCGTCAGCAATTCGACCAGTGCAAGGACGTGGTAATGGTATGTACTTCCCAACCCCAGGCGGTAAGTAAGCATTATGGCCAGCATTAATTACACCAATTACAATCTTGATCAAACTGTTAGAGTGTTTGATAGTTTCTACGAGTACGATTCTAATGTTCCAGCAGCAGAATATGACATTGTGCATTCGTGGTTTCTAACACAAATGACGGACCGCACTGCTGCGGGAAATTTTACTGCATCTCTATTTAGAATTGCCGAAGAGACCAATGTTCCAGCATTAACATTGCTTGACGGATTTCAGCAAGGCAGTGCAGGACTAAGTTTAAATGTAAACTTAGCATACTATTTGAACAGCATTCGTAGCCGTGCTACACTGTTAGGTATTGGCGTTCCTGTAGTTCCAAACTACTATGCTGCTAGAAATGTAATACAGTAATGGGCAACTGGGCGCAAGGCACATACGATGTAATCCACGGAGAGAAATATGTAGGCAATAAAAAACCTCGTTATCGATCAGGGTGGGAACTTAGTTTTATGCGCTTTTGTGACATGAACGAAAGTGTATTACAGTGGGCTAGCGAAGCAGTCCAGATACCATATCGACATCCACTAACAGGCAAGCAAACAGTGTATGTGCCTGATTTTCTAATTACATATCGTACTAGAAACAACACAACACGGGCTGAACTCATTGAGATCAAGCCCAAAAAACAAAGTGTTGTTGAATCAAAGATGAGCTCAAGAGACCGTGCAGTAGTTGCTATTAACTACGCCAAATGGGACGCGGCCACCAGATGGTGCAAGCGCCAGGGACTGATGTTTCGGGTAATTACTGAAGACCAAATGTTCCACAACGGTCGTCCTTGACCCATAAATATCCGCATGACGCGGAAACTTGAAGAACTTTTTGACCTCCCACCTTCTGATGAAGAAGTGAATATTGCCATTCCCCAATTGCCACAAAATCGTGAAACATTGGCAGCTCTTGACGATGCAATTGATAAAATTGATAATGCTTTGCCAGCAGTCAAGGGATTAGATGCTACTGATCAGGAAATGGATGAACTTAGCGATCTTGCCAAAGCCAGCTACAAAGATCTCATGGACTTGGGCATGCAAGTAGACTCAAGATTTGCTGCTGAAATTTTTTCCACAGCCGGCACCATGCTTGGACATGCTATCACAGCAAAAACTGCCAAGTTGGATAAAAAACTCAAGATAATTGACTTACAAATGAAAAAAATGAAGCTAGATCAGTCACAAGCAGAAATTGATATTGACTCACCTACTGCACAAACAGCACACGGCGTGGTTTTAAGCCGCAACGATCTATTGGAACGATTGTTGCAAGCTAAAGACCAAAACGCCAAGAAAGAATAAATATAAGACAGGATCATGACATGAAACCATTTGCAAAATACCTAGCCGAAAGTGAACGCACATACCAATACCGCATCAAAGTGGTAGGCGAAGTGCCACAAGGCTTCTTTAAAGAGCTTGAATCAAAGTGCGAACAATTTGATATTGTTAAAATCTCAAAGCCCAAGACCACTCCGATTCGCAAGGAAATCTCAGATTTTCCAGCCTTCCCAAATCAACCAATGAACATTGTGGATGTGGAGTTTAAGTACCCCGCAGTTGAACCACAAATCAAACAGTTGGCTCAGTTGTTAGGCCTAGACCCAAATCGTATTGTGATGAATACAACACCGTACGAAGAAAGCCTTGATACAGAAGCAACCAAGATTGATACTGAAAACAAGGACTTGTTAACAGACACTGATTACCCTGCTCCTGACGCCAAGCAAAAAGATTTAAGCAAAGATTATGCAACTGGTCCTTACGATCATGCTGTGTTAAAAAATGCATATCGTTCAGATTTTACTGTAGCTGGTGGTAAAACTCCAGTAGCAAAAACTACAAATGAATTGCCAATGGGAAATAAAAGTCCTATGAGCAATATCAAACGCCCATCAAAGCCAGCTACTGGCTCACACCCAAGAGGATAATTCAAATGACATTTTTTTACAACTTAAACAAAAAGCTGGACGAGATCCGCGCCACTCCTGAACTCACTCACAAGCAATTGAACGAACGCGACATGAGTCGCGCTGCCAAGGGCTATGAAAAATACGGCAAACAAGGAATGGAAGCCTTGGCCAAAGCAGGACGTGAAGGTAAAGATCTTGACCCAGTACGAAACAAGTACGACAAGTATGACGACAAGTCTGTTGACGAAGGCATGGAGCAGCTGGTTCAACGCATTGGCGGTATTGCTAGAAAAGCTAAAAAACTTACTGGTAACACACTTGACAAACTAACTGGCGGCAGCGATGCTGATCAAATACGTGACTTGCAACGCAAGATGGGCCTTCCACAAACTGGCCTGAAGCCGGGTGATGAGCCAAATCCAAAAATTGTCAAAGAAGTAACTGCCCCAATTGATTTTGACAAAGTGTTAGATGCTATTGCTGCATTGTACGGCGACGAAATATGGGACAATGATGCGATGCAGGATCTAGCCAACGATCTTGAACAAGCAGGTCCAACTGAAAGAGAACTAGATTTCATTATTGCCAAAGGTAAGTTGCCAAAACGGTTGGCTGGCATCCAATTCTCAGCAGGCGACAACGTTCAATTTGGCGAAGGAAGTTCTCCAATGTCGCCCAAGCAAAAATCATTTGCTGCACTGGCACCACCAACAGATAAAATTACTTTTGCCGACAAGATTGCCGGCGCCAAGAAAGAAGTTGACGAAATGTTAGGTGACGTTGCTGCTGAAGCAATGAAGTCTGCACTCAGTGGTGGCCAAAAGAAATTAGACAAGAACAACAACGGCAAACTAGATGCCAATGACTTTGCTATGCTCCGCAAAGGTGGTGGCAAGAAATCCATGGGCGAGACTCAAGGTGCTACCACTTATACAGTTGCCTACAAAGATAGCACCAAACCGGGTAAACAACTCAGCACTCAAGTCAAGGCCACCAGTGCAGCAGAAGCAAAATTGGCTTTTCATGAAATTGATGACCCCAATGGTAGATTCACTTACTTAGGTTCTAGACCCGATGTTGATGAAGTTTTAGAAACTGATGATGACAATCCGTTTACATCATGGAAGAAGCCC